AATTCATATTAGAATTGGCAACATCAACATTTTTAGCAATTTCATATGCTTCAATATATTTTTCTGCAAAGTCTTTAGCGTAATTAGCAGAACCAGAGTTTATATAAAGTGGCATATTATTTGAAACATATGCTTTTGCAGTTTCTGTCGCAACAGTATGATAAAACAATTCTTTATCCATAATAAGTCTCCTTTCAAAAATACTCGGCTACGGCAATAGCCTGTGATTAAAGTATAGGAGCTGTGACAGAATTAGGCAAGATATTCAAGTAAGTAACATACAAGGAGGTGAGAGCAATTGCGAAGAAAACATATAAGTACATTATCCGTGGTTATGAACCATTCATAGAAGAGAAAGCCAAGACATTTATGCAGGCAATATCAGCTATAAAGAAAATGAAAGTATCAGGCATTAAGTATTATGAAGTTATAAGGATACCATTCAGGGAGAGACATCCAAACTTCCAAATATATTTTTCAACAATAGTGTTGGTGATTATCTGGTTAAAGAGGTGAGAATATGAATTTGCTATTTATGACTACAACACTAATATGTGCTGTTGGTTGGATAAAGAACAGATTAGATAAACTGATATTATCTAATTACTTGATAAGAAAAAACATTCACCCAACAGACCAAGAGTTAGATGAATGTTCAAGATTTGTTATAAAGAAGATATTTCATATCAAGTAAGACCTGTGTATGAATTTATAAGTGATGTGATTACATTAGTTGCAATCTGAGAAAGCACATTAAGAGAAAAGCTTCCAACTTTTCCAGCTATTTCCTTAGTCTTATTCCAGTTTGTATCTTTTCGGATATTATTTATAAATTCGTGGGCTTTTGGAGTTAAATCAACAACGGTGCAACTTCCAGTACAGCTTAGTGAAGAATTATAAAGATAACCATACATATCGCATTGGCGTAAGTGATATAGGACAGTGTCTAAATCATAGTTAGGAAATATTGTATGACAATTATCTTCATCAAGATAAAAAAGCGTTTTCATAGATGTTTTTTCTTCAATTGCAAATAGGATATCTCTTATACAATCAGGATTTAATTTCATTTTAAATAAACTCCTTTCCTAAAAACTAGGTACTGCAATACCAGTAATTAAAGTATAGGAGTAAAAGCAAGATTAAACAAGATATTTAAACAAGGAGCAAAAATATGAATATAACGTCAGTAGCAATAACAACTATTATCTGTATAACAATATTAGTTTTATGCAGAGATGATAAGAAGAAGTAAGAAAGGAGAAAGCAATGAAGACAGAAGCAGTAAAAAGAACACTAGAGGATATGGTGTATACGGTAGAAGAAGTTGCAGAGATTATGAAAACATCTAAACAGTATGTATACAGCCTTGTTAATGCTCATCAGTTAAGAGTATTAAAGATACCTCACACAAGAATAAGAAAGTCTGAACTTGAGAGGTTTTTTAAGGATAACGAGGGAAAAGATTTATCAAATCCTAATGAACCCAAAGATATTGTAAGTTAGGCAAATGAAAGGAGAATAATTGTGCGTGACATAGGTTTAATAGTTGCATTTAACAAAAGAATTAATGTAGCTATTACAGATAGAAGAATAGAGGATGCTTCTAAGTGGTTGTTAAGACTTCACCGATTAGAGTGCAAAGCTGGAGTTTCAATAGGTGATTATCGGTTAAGGAATATATAAAAAGAGCCGCAGTGAGGCAACACTGCAACTCAAGTAAAAAATCTCAACTACAGTGTAGAACATTTAGGAGTAAAAATCAATGTATAAATATATTTGTGAGAGATGTAAGGCAAGATTAGACCCAGGAGAAAAATGTAATTGTGAGGATGAAGAGGCACGTTATCTTCGCAAATTCAAATTAACGAAAACTGGACAATATGAATTTAATTTCAAACAGGAAGAAACCATTAATTTATTAAGAAGATCAGATTAGGAGATTTAAGTATGAATGAGATGATAGTGTCTGTAGAGCAGACTAATGGAATTTTAAATATCAGTAATTATGATGAGATTAAGGCAAATGTACAGGCTTCAATGGAATTATATAAGACAATGGTATTTACAGAGGATACGCTTATTGAAGCAAAAAGCACCGTTGCTACATTGAGAAAGTTAAGCAAATGCCTTGATGATAAGAGAAAAGATGTAAAAAGGAGATATATGCTGCCTTATGAAGAGTTTGAGGACAAGATAAAAGAACTCCAGCAGATTATTGCAGAGCCAATAGAACTTATAGCTCAACAGACTAAGGAATATGAGGATAAGCGTATCGAACAGAAGAAGGAAGAAATTCAAAAGGTATACGATAACTGTATAGAGGGTATGCAGGAATATCTTCCTTTAAGCAGGATTTATTCTAAGACTTGGGAGAACAAGGGAACTTCTATTAAGAAGATTAAAGAAGCTATAGAAACATTAGTTGATAATGCCAAAATGTCAGTTGAAACAATTAAGAATATGCACAGCGATGCTGAACAGAAAGCACTGGATACGTTTAAGAAGACTCTTGATTTGGCAATGTCTATTAATGTAATAACGAAGTATGAAGCTGACAAAGCAGAGATATTAAGAAAAGAGCAGGAGCGAAAGGCGGAGCAGGAACGTAAGGCAGAAGAAGATAAAAGAATACAGGAAAAGGTTAGCAAGGATGATATAAAGCAGAATGTTAAAAGTGCAGATGAAGCCTTTGTTGAAGCTTGCAATAGTGTAGATGATGATATGGTAGCAGCCTTTGTTACAGGATCTAATGAACAGCAGAAGGAATTTATATTGAAGATATATTGTTCTGAAACTGAAAAAGATATGATTTGTGAATATATTGATAATATTGGTGTGATGTATCAGGAGGTATGTAATGGCAGAGAGTAAAAGCATTTACGAAAAGCTTGCAGAGATGAGAGTGGAATTGCAGGCAAAGAAATTAATTAAGACTGGAAAAAATACATACAGCAAATATGAGTATTATGAACTTTCAGATTTCCTTCCATCCTGCAATAGTATTGCGGCACAGCATAAGACATTGTTTAAATTTGCAATTAATGAGAACACAGCAAGTCTTACACTTATTAATCTTGAGAATTTAGAGGATGTAATTGAATTCAGCATACCTACCGCTAGTGTAAGCATTCAGGGAGCTACTGCAATGCAGAATATTGGTGCGGTAACAACATATGCCAGAAGATACCTCTATATGATAGCGATGGAGATAAGCGAGGATGATAACCTTGATATAGCAGATACTGCGGAAAAGGTTACAAAGGAACAGCAACAGCGGAAAGAAGAAGCTGAACGTAAAGCTCAGGAAGCAAAAGAAGCTGAAATAAAAGCTATGAAGATAACCAAGCCTAAGATAATGACAATTGAACAGGAGATTAAAAGAACAGGGGTATCCAGCAAAGTGATATGTGAGCGTTTCAGAGTTAATAGTCTTGAAGAAATTACAGAAGGAATGTTCCCTAAAGTAATGCAGGCTTTAAGGGCAACAGCTTCAAAGCCGGTTATTGAAGAATGAAATGCACAGGAAGATATAAAGATGTATCAATAGATTTTCAGACAATGAAACAGATACTTATGTTAGAAGTAAATGATAATGTGGCTGGACAGTTTATTGAGCTTAAAGAAAAGGAAAAGCTGGATATAGAAATTAAGCCCCACAGGGAAAGGCGAAGTCTTGATGCCAATGCCTATTTTCACGTTCTTGTAGGCAAGATAGCTGATAAGCAGAGGTTATCTAAAGCCAAGGTTAAGAATATGCTTCTGGGACAATATGGACAGCCTATGGAAGTTGATGCCGGTGTTGTGGCAGTAATAAAAACCAATATACCAATAAATACAGCATATGAAATGGAAGAACCACATTTAAGATACATCAAATATGAAGTTGAAAATGGATTTGAAGTATATTTCTACAAAATCATAAGAGGCAGTCATACATACAATTCTTATGAAATGTCTGTATTAATTGATGGTACTGTGGCAGAAGCAAAAGATCTGGGAATAGACACAATATCTCCTGTAGAGCTGGCACAGCTCAAAGAAAGGTGGAATATATGAGTAAGAAACTTAAAAGTGTATTCACTGATAATATGGATGAATGTATATTCACAGGTTCAATTACAGTAGAACGGCATCATATATTCGGAGGATCTAACAGGAAGAAAAGTGAGAAGTATGGATTTGTAGTTCCACTTCGTCCAGATTTACACCCTAATGGAGTATATGCCGGACAAAATGCCAATGTCATAGACTTAAGGCTTAAGAAGATGGCACAGAAGTATTATGAAGAGAATTATGGTACAAGAGAATATTTTATACAGGAGTTTGGAAGAAATTATCTGTGACATATAATATCACACAATCTACGTTGTCACAGAAATACATATAAGCCCTGTGGTGCATACTTCCGCAGGGCGGAAAGGAGCTGAATGCTCTATACATTTACTATTAAAGGTACATTGCCAGGTCTTAATGAATATTTAAAGGCGGAAAGAAGCTTTCATAACAGGCATAGCAATGGAAATGATATGAAACAACAGTATCAGGTGATTATATCTAACGCTATAAGGCTTGAATTAAAGCGTACACATATAAATAGTCCTATAAGACTTAAATATATGTTCTATGAGCCAAATAGAAAACGAGACCTTGATAATATAGCAGGAGTTGCACATAAGTTCATACAGGATGCACTTGTTAAATGCAAGGTTATAGATAATGACGGCTGGAATAACATAGTAGGATTTGAAGATCATTTCTTCATAGATAAACATAACCCACGAATAGAAGTGGTCCTGGAAGAGGTGAAGCCGTGATGACAGAACAGCGTATCGACTACATAAAACAGCTGAACGGGTTTGAAAGGTGGCTCGAAAGTCATTACTTGCCGAGTGCTGCGCAATTATTGTACTACAAGTTATTAAGTATTAATAATATGGCAGGGTGGTGCGAGTGGATACAAGTAGATAACCAGCGAGTAATGTCTCGTTGTCAGATGTCAAGAGAGGCTACGTTAGTCGAAAACAGGAATAAATTAATAGATGCTGGACTTATAGAATTCCAGAGAGGGAAAAAAGGAAGTCCTAATAAATATAAGATTTGTACTTTCAAATCCGTAGTAAAAAGCGTAGGAGAAACCGAAGCAGAAAGCGTAGTACAAACCGAAGGGAAAAGCGTAGGAGAAACCGTAGCCATATATAAACATAAACGAAAACTAAATAATATAGCGCCTGCGCGCGTGAACAACAAATTTAATAATTTTAACCAAAGACCAAAACATTCAGACGAGTTCTACAACTCTGTTCTGGACAACTAACGAAAGGAGCTATAGAGATGATGGATTTAGAAGCTGTAAATCAGTTTAGTAAATCGCTTACGGAAGAAACTAACAGACTTATCAAAATCAGAGCTTTAGCCACAGATATAAGTGCTAAAGCACTGTACAAGGCAGAATTTGAACCTGATGGTTCAGCGGCTCATTATGAGGCATTTGAGAATATACCAGTGCTTAATGATATAGCTGAGGAAACTGCACAGTTTATCAAGGACCGATTAGATAAATATCTTGAAGATAAAAGTGCAAAACTTGAAGATTGTGTTGCAGCTATGATGGCAGAATTTGGACTTGCACAGGGTAATGATTTGGGAAAAGTAACAGCTGGTTTAAATGGGCCAGGCAATAGCTTAAATAATTCCAAGCAGGCAAAGAACCAGCAGGAAGATAAGAAAATCTGTGCAGCAGGAAAGGCGAATACTCCCAGTTAAAAGAGGTATCTGCTGTGATAAGTGCGGAAAGGCTATTGACACGCAAAAATACAGTTTAGAGGAATATGTGTATAAGCGCATTGTCCGTGGAAAGATGAAATATTATTGCAGTTACAATCATATGCGTGTTGCACAGCTTGAAGATGAAGCACAGAAGCAGGCGAAGAAGTCAGCACAGAGGAAAGAAGGGAAAAGTGATGGCTAGGTTAAGCAAAGAGTTAAAGTCTGCTGATGAAGAATTGAGGTGCTGATATGACAGATGTATATGAATGTGAAGGTCAGATGAGCATATATGAGTTCCTGGACAAAGAGCCAGAGGAAACAAAGTGGAATAAATGGCCAGATAAGATACCAGAAGAACGTGGCAGATGGTATGAACTATTGCTTAAATGTGTATTTGAGGATGGTGTTGAGTTTGTAATTGATGGGAAATACAGAGATAAGACACTTATAGGTAATCCGCTGCCAGTTGAATATAGGAGTAAGAAATGCGAGATATATTGGAGGTATAAGGAGAATGGAGTTACAGATATTTAACAACAATGAATTCGGACAGATAAGGTCACTTATGCTGGATGATGAAGTGTGGTTTATTGGAAAAGATATCACATTGGCTCTTGGATATTCCAATGACCGCAAGGCATTACAGGATAATGTTGATGCAGATGACAGGCGATTAATTCAAAAGTCACTTTGTGGAACATTAGAAATTCCAAACAGAGGAATTACAGCAATTAATGAGAGCGGATTATATTCACTTGTGCTAAGAAGCAAGCTGCCTAATGCTAAGAAGTTTAAGAAGTGGGTTACATCAGAGGTGCTTCCAAGCATACGAAAGAATGGAAGCTATCAGAAGCCGCTCAGCCAACAGGAAATGATGAGAATACAGTTAGGTATGATAGATGATGTTTCAGACAGGGTTACAAAGTTAGAGAATACTATGAATATAGATTATGGACAGCAGCATAGTTTAGGTGAGCTCATAGCATCAAGAGTTATAGAGCTGGTAGGTGGAAAGAAGTCGAATGCTTATAAGGAGATAGGCAGGAAAGTATTTTCAGAAATCAATCACGATTATAAGGATTATTTCAATGTCAATGCAAGAGGCAATACACCAAGGCTTAAATACGAGGAAGCTGTGGAGTATGTAAAGAACTGGATACCGAGTACAAATACAATGATGATGATTAAGGATTGTAATGCGCAGATGTCTATGCCGGAAGATTGGAGGTAAAGAAAGTGAGATTAATTGATGCAGATGCTTTTAAAGAATATATAAAGAATGGCTTTCAAGATGCAATGAATCTCTTTAAAAATGAAGAAGGCAGAGATGTAGCAAGACAGATAACAGATGCTTTTTGCCGTGATATAGATGAGCAGCCAACAGCCTATGATGTAAGGGAGAAGACTATAGAGGATTCAAAAGAAGCAGTAGCAAAGGCAATATGTATAGGGTGCGGCTATCTCAAAGAGACAGAATGTATATATACTGGACAGAATTGTAGAACTAGCAAACCAATGTTAGAAGTAGCCATGAAAGCATTAGATAAATTAAAGGCAGGTGATTCATAATGCTAACATTGCCAATCAAAAAGAAGTGGTTTGATATGATTGCTTCAGGTGAGAAAAAAGAAGAATATAGGGAAATAAAAGAATATTACGAAATAAGACTCCAGAATCTGTTCGGAGCAATAACTATATATCCATCAAGTATTTTCTTACATAGAAGCGAATGTGAGTTATTGCAAGGCGAGGCAGTACCTGAGGAGATAAGAAAAGACAGTGTTCAGGAGATTATTTTCCGTAATGGCTATTCAAAGAATTCTAAAGCGATAAAAGCAAGATGCAGACTACGGATTGGAAAGGGAAAAACAGAGTGGGGAGCTGAACCAGGTAAACAGTATTATGTTTTAGAAATCCTGAATATTGAAGAGCTGGCAGCAGTTAAATAATAATGGCTGGGATTTTACTTGGTGGAGAGAGACGAAAGGAAGGTAATTATATTGAAAGAAGTTAAACATTACATATGTGAGATATGTGGAACAGAATATAATGATAAAACTAAAGCACAGCATTGTGAAAAGGGACATTGTAAGCCATTGGAAATAATAAAGGCACGTTATTTAAGTGTAGGCAATAACGCTAAAGGGTATCCATTAGAAATAACAGTAAAAATGGCTGATGGTACAGAACAGAAGTACAAGCGATAGGTAGGTGTAGTGAGTGGAAGAACAGTACAATATCAAAGAAATATTGATACAGTATGAAGACTTGGTAAAGGAGAGAGAATCATTAAAAGAATCTATATCTCAGATAGAGAAAAGGATAAGTAAGATGGAGCAGGAAGGATATACTGTAATAGATAGTGTATCAGGCGGAAATGGTGGCAAGCAGCATTTTAAGATAGAAGGCTTCCCATATTCGGAGTATGATACTCAGATGGCATTATTGATGTTAAGAAAGTCGCAGCAGGAAGATGTTCTTGAGAAGATAGAACAGCAGATAGCGCTTGCAGAGCATTATATATACCAGATAAAGAGCAGTGCTATGAGAAGGATGATTACATACAGATATGTTAATAAGTATTCTTGGATAAAAGTAGCGCATAGTATGGGAAAACACTATACTGCGGATGGATGCAGGATGGCAGTTGAAAGATTTTTGAAAGAAAAATAAAAGTCTGTTCGTTTTGTTCGTTCTGTTCGTTTTATATGTGGTAATATTTATCGTGGAACAGATGCAGAATGCACTGAGTCACGGACATATATTAGTCTGAAATTCAATAATATCCCCTGTGGTGCTGGTGAGAGCTGGCACCATTACTCCTAAATTGATAATTATCCCCTCTTAAGGCACTGACGAAAGTTGGTGTCTTATTTTGTTGATTTTTGGTATATTAAGTTATATTATAAATAAAAAAAGACAAGGGTGATTATATATGTCTAGAAAAGTAGAATTTTATACAATAACAATATACCAAAATGGAGTAAAGACTGATTATTCAATTATGAAATTATTTAGAAATATAAAAATAAATTTATTGGAATCAGAGAATAATACTGATAGAACAAGAGAATTTGATGGTAGAAAGATAAGACTATTTTCATATTATGAGTCACTTAATAATAATCAGATAGTGTTGCCTTTTGGACGAGATAAAGGTGGCAATAAACCATATGGTGTAGATAAAAAAGATAGACTAGAAAAAATACCAAGAGATTTATATGATGTTAATGCATTAGGATATGATAGAGAATATAATATTATGTTATTTACAACCAATCAAAATGGTCCAACAATCAAAAATGTTGAGCAGTATTTAAATTCTTGTATAAGCAGTACGGCTGGTATTAATTTGAGAATTGAACCGATAGAATATAATACTGGAATAGAAAAAGTTAGAAATGCAGAATTGGTGAAGTCGATTACTTTTAGTTTAGACTTAGGACAATCATTAAATGCATATTATAATCGTCAGATAGATGATAATACTGGAGCACCATCATTAGTAGAAGCTTTCAGAAATTTTGCTGAAACTGCTCATAGTGAAGGTGATAGTAGATTGTTATCATTAAAAATGTCATTGGGACATACAAGAAGAGATGCAACGCTTAATAAGGAAAGTATTCTATATCTGATAGAACAGATAAATATTGATTCGGGATTTGTTAAAGAGATTAGAGTTGATTATAAAAATGGCACAGAGGAAAAATTGGATTTTGCTACTTTAAAAGATACAAAATTATTGTTATCACATAATTGCACTTGTGC